TAATCCCAACGTAATTGCCATGCAGCAGCTTTACGGATATCTCTTAAGATTTCACGGTCAATCTCAGCAGCAACTTGTTCAGATAACATAGCTGTTAATTCAGCTTCAGCATCGATGTTGTGGAATGCACTAACGTCTTGAGCAAGCTCTGGAGACCAAGTAGCACGTAATTTTCTTTCTTCAACAGAAACAACAACTTCGTCTAATCTGAAAGAAATTTCTCCCATTTCAGTTTCTAATTCTAAAGATGCATATTGACCCCAAGAGAAAGAGAAGTTAGAAATTGTTAATGCAGACATTGATGCAGCAGCAGCGTTAACCCCTACATAACCATCATGTGATTGAGTACCACCTTGTTTGATAGGGTGAGTTAAATCTAATTCTAAGTAAATAACACCGTTAGCATCAGTTACAGAATTTTTATCAACAATACCTTTACCATATTTTTGAGTTACTAATCTGAAAGGAACCTCAGTAGATGCAGCAATAACTGTATCAGCATCACGGTCAATTAATGCAGTAGCACCGTTAACCACTTTTAAAGAAGCTAAGAAAGACTCAGTATCTTGTTCGTTTCCGTCTGGACCAGTTAATTTACCTGGAGCAGTAGAAGAGAAACCTGATAATTTAACGATAGCACTTCTTAATGAACCATCAGTAGCAGTAGCTAAAGCAGAAATTTTAGTAGTAGAAGCTAAATCAGCAAATACACTTGCAGAACTTAAAGTTGCAAAGAAAGCAGTACCTACAGCGATAGTTAATGTACCTTTAGATTGGTCAAATAAACCATCATTGTAATAAATATCGTATAAGTTTTTAGCTAAGAATGGAGTAACTACACATCCAACACCTACAACACAAGAAGGAAGACCTTGAGCAGCCATACCAGTGTGAGCAGAATAAATTGGGTTAGCGTAAGCATCACCAGCATTACCAGCTGAATCAACACGACTAGATGTTTGAGGTACGAAGAAGAACAATTTACCAATTGGCATGTTCATTGCTTGTACAGATACGATGTCATTCGCTAACAATTTAGAGAATACACGTCTTACGATAGGGAATACTACAGTTTCGAAAGCACCAGAAGATGCAGTAGTTGTAGATTCTGTCAATAAAGAACCAGCTTGGTTCTCAAATAATTGAGCCATATTTTCTTTGATATGACCTTTTAATCCATCCAAGAATCCAATAGATTCCCATTTAGATTGTGTTTGTTGACGGATAGCTTTCATGTGGTTTAAACCAATGTTTCCAACTAATCCAGAGTTTAATAATTGTGACATAATTATTTTTTTTTGTTATTATTTATTATTATTATTTATCTATTTTCGACTCTTCTCATTAAGTCCATTATTCTAGATGTTTCTTTATCAACATATGCTGTTGACTCATTCAATTGTTTAGATGTTCCAGTAGCAACTTCTTTAGTAATCGTTTTATCAATTGACTCTTTAATAGGAGCTTTAGAAGATAATTCGTTTACGATAGTTTTATAAAGTCTTTGAGACTCTTTAAGTGTTGATACTTCTTCATCAAATCTTTTAAGGATAGTTTGTTTCTCATCCTTAGTAGTTGAGTGTTCCATAAATAACTTAGTTACATAAGTTAAGTTTGAATTGTAAACAACCGTTTCAGCTAACATTGTTCTAAAAGTCTTAAGAGCAGTTTTGTATTCTTCATTTCTACCTTTAAGTTCTTTAGCTTCAGTTAATAATGCTTTATATTTATTTTCTGATTCAATAAGAGATTTTTTAGATACAGATTCTTCTAAAGATTGTAATTCTGGTTGACCAATATTTGCATGTGTACCATCTTTCTGACGTTTTTTAGCTTTAGTATTGATAATACCTTCTTTTACTTTTTCATCTTCTTCTTCTTCGTTAACTTCTTCTTCTTCCATTAAGCCTTCACCTTCTTCCATTTCGATTTCATACATCATTTCGTCAAGGTCATCCTCATTTTCAGAATCATCTTCGAAGCTATCTAAACCTTCTTCTGAACCGAATTCGTCTGAACCTTCAAAATCGTCAGCTTCAGCACCAGCACCTTTAGATACATTTTTTACAATGAATTCACCTGGTTCAGTAACTTTAACTTCTAATTCATCATCTTCAGCATCATATACAACTTCAATCTCGTCATCACCAGTTAACTTTTTGTAAACTGCAATAACGTCATCATCCGATGCATCTGTCATATCTAATTCAAACTCTTCACCTGATGCGTCAGCATCCATTCCACCATTGTAATCACCTTCAAGGTCATCACCTTCTTCTGAGTCTAAATCTTCTAATTCTTCTTCTTCTTCATCTGATTCTTCTTCAGTAGCTTCTTCCTCATTTTCTTCTTCCTCTTCAGGAGCCTCAAATTCGTTTTCAGTATCTTCTACTTCTTCTTCCTCATTTGCTTCAGAAACAACATCTTCTACTTCATATAAATCTTCTTGCAAAGATTCTTTCACGATACCATCAATTTCTTCTTTGGCAATGCCTCGAAGTATTTCTTTTGTATTGGCATTTAACGCTTCTTGAATTCTTTTAATATCCAAGACCGCACGTTCAATAATTGATTTGTCTTTATCAGCCATCTCTTTTTTATTTTTTATTTATTATTTATAATCTATTAAGTGTGATAATCATAATTATCACTTGTTAATAAATATGTGTTATTTTTGTAAAAATCTTTTTTTTTAAAAAAAATTTATTAGTCTAATAAAAATTTATCAAGACCATCACTTAATAAATTAGTTTTACCCTCTACAGATTCTTTAAAAGGTCTAGCTTCAGCTTTATCTTTAAACATCCATGAACCTGGTGTACTTGGTGCAGTTACTACATCCCAACAGATAATTTCAAAGTCCTCTTGAACAACTTGTTCACCATTAATTTCTCTTAATGAACCAACACCTCTAGAAGATACACCAATCATGATATTATTTCTAAGTAAGTTTGCTACTTCATCACCTTTAGTGGATACAATACCATAATTTATGTAACCTGGAGACATTAATATTTCCATTTTACCCATTAAGGTTTTATTCTCCCACCATGTTTCTACGATATTATGTGAAATTCTATCACCAGCAATAATAGAAGACTCTGGATGGTCTAATTCACCAATAGCTCGTCTATCTCTAATTAACTCTTGATATCTTTCGTTTTCTCGCTCTAATATATTCTTTGGATAAATTCTACCATTACGGTTTTTAACACCCCATTTTTGTAATACTACATATACGATTAATGGTTCGTTAATTGTCGGATGTGAACCACTATCTAACTTTTTCATCTCACTGATGAAAGGTTTATTTCTATTATCATTAGGACTGATGAACCCAGCATCAGACTCAATAAGCATCATCTTCTTACCGTTTACATTAGTTCTATTCACTTCATATTCACTCATATTAGTTACATTTTTTCCATTTATAGTTATAATACGTTTTATTATCCTTATCACATACATTAGATATACCACTTTGTGTTGCGTTTAATTCCTTAGCGGCTTCAGTGATAGAACCCCAAACTTTAATTAATTTATCGTCTAAACTTATCTGCATGACCTTTTTACGTATTTTCTTTTTAGCTTCTTCAGTATGTTTTTTACCATACATAGGGTTATTTTCACCATTTGTTAATTGAGAAACTTTTTTACGTATTTTATCTTTTGTTTCATCGGTATGTTTTTTACCGTACATAGGGTTATTTTCACCTTTATTATTGTCACTTAGTTTTTTACTTATTTTATCTTTGGTTTCATTGGTATGTTTTTTACCGTACATGGAATTATTGATACCAACCCTAGTGTTAGACATTTTATTTTTTATATTAATAGATTTTTCTAACCCATATAATTCGTTATAAGTTTTACCTAATCTAAAATCACGTAATTTATCTTTAGTTTCATCTGTACATGCTCTACCTTTTAAACTAATAGATATTTTTTGATTAACAATAGGACCTAAATTACCCCCTACACCACCATTAGCTATATTAGTTAAATTAAACCCCCAAATTTTAAACTGGTCAATCCAGAATTGTTCCCAAAACCCCCAATCATCATTTGAGACTACATCTATTACTTTTATAATTGGTTCAAAACCTTCTTTTAATAATGAATTAATCCAGTTATTTTTATATGTTTTACTGTATTTAGACTTTCTAATATGTTCTTTAAGTCTTATGTCAATATTATTTGCTTTACCGATATATCTAACTAAGTTGGTTAGTGGGTCAACTAACGTATAGATGTAAACCACATTTAATTCGTTAAATCCAGTTTGACCAGCCTTTAATATTTTTATATCAGACATATTAATATTTTATTAATAAATATGTGATATAAATAAAAAAACCTCTATAACTTAATATAGAGGCCTCTAAAAAGATATAAATATTTATTTTTTTGTTTTATGAAATGTAAAATGTGGGTTTAAATCAAATACTTCAGCAATTACCTTACTAGTGACTAATTTAACAGCATCGTTAATTAAATTATTTTGTATTTTAAAATCATTCAATTTATACAATGTTAGTTCACAATTCATATAGCTTCTGCGTTCATTTGAAATTCCAGATTCTTTTATTTCAAAATCTACAATACTTCTATTTCCATCAAATAAGTTTTTAGGTAGTATCTCATATACCTTCTTCTTAATATCCTTATTTAATTTTTTAATCGCAACAACATAATTATCATCATCTAAGTTGATTGGTTTACCCCAAGCTGATATTGTTACATATAACGACTTTGGAGTTTTATTATCAACTGTACCAATGTTTACTTTATAATTGTCAAACATTTCTAACTTCATTTGCTTTCCTTTTTTCACTAACATATTTACTTTTTTTAATTAATATAATGCATAATTAAAAAAAGTCAACCTAGCATCTTAATTATTAAGTGTTCCTTTCAACTCAAGTAATTTAGTAATGTCTTTAACAAACGTTTCATTATTATAAGTTTGGTTTAATAAACGTTCTTTAACTGATAATAATTTTTCTTTAGAAATGTCACCTGATTCTTCTAACCTATTGTTAACTAATGATAAACATTCGTTATTAGTATCTTTAAATAATTTTTCTTTCTCTACTGGAGTAGATTCAATCATAACAGATACAATAGCTTTTTCCGATTCAGATAATTCTTTATATTCTTCATTAAAGTTTTCAACACTCAATGATAATAACATACTATTTGGAACCCCTAATCCCTCATTAACTTCTTTAGGTTGATTGTTAATGATGTAATCAACGATTTTATCAGTCGCTTCAAGAATAGCATCTAAAGTACTTGCTTTTTTATCAGTAAATACTAATGTAGTAATTGCTTCATGTAACCCCAGTTTATCATAATCAACATCAAATTCATATGCTACATTAGCAATTAATTTAGAGTTTGCTTCAATTATAGATTGTTTAGGGTATTTTGATAATAAAGCGATTGATTCTTTTACATACTCTGTAGCTTTAAATCTATCAACCTCAACTTTATTCTCAATATTATTGTAGATTAAAAATTGCTCTTTAAGAATCTCATCATTCTTAATAGTTTTGATGTAATTTTTAAATACTGATTTATTCTCATCTTTTTTAGATGTCATGGATTCAATTAAGATGTTATTGTATGTATTCTTAATTTTACCAAAATTTTTTACGTTTTTATTCATGGTGGGAATTTAATTATAAATATTATTAGAATATGTTAAAGGATTAATCCTTTAACATATTATCTATATCGTTAATCATTCCGTTTATATCTTCGTTGATTTTAAGTGATTTATCATATATTGCAACTCGTTCGTTAATAATAACATCTTTATGTTCAATATTATCAATTAATCGATTTACATACATTTTACTATAATTAGCTTTTCTACTATTTAATTGTTTTGTATTCTCAGTTAATAGTTTGTTACTTCTTTTAATTTCTTCAGCTAAGTTTTCTTCTGGGGCAACTTCTTCACCAGCTTCTGGGGCAACTTCTTCACCAGCTTCTGGGGTAACTTCTTCACCAGCCTCAGGTGTTTCTAATCCACCACCAAAACCACCTCCGATAGAACCTCCACCACCTCCGATAGAACCACCACCTTCTTCACCACCACCTTCACTAGCAGCGCCAGCGATTGCAGCGTTAATATCACCATATACACCATCAACTTCATCAAACATACCAGTATGTTTAATTA